TAACATTTCTCCCCTATATCGACCCCACCGACAGAGGGCATATATAATATGCCCCCCGTTATATCCCTGTTTAATGTAGGGATATCTAAATTATTTTAATTTTTTTAAAAATTTCGACTTTAATATGAAATATTTTGACTTTAATATATACTAAAATATACACAATACTATGCTCTACATGACATTGGCATAGCACCCTTAGAGGACTATAGTACTTCTGTCCCCTCCGAGGTACTATAGTTTCCTCTATAGTTTCCTCTCTATTCTTACTTCATCTCTATAGCGCCCTTAAAGATATGAATCTAGATGATGATGGTGCTAAGATGGCTAATGAAGTAGTTATTCTTTCTAACCTAGAGAAGTTAAATCTAAGGAAAGAACAGTTAAGAAGACAAAAGCAAGAAATGTTTAAGACTAACTTTGCATCTTTTGCTGAAGCAGAAGTTAAAATTATTACTAAAGATAGTGCCCTAGGGTTTGTGGCATTTAAATTTAATGCTGCCCAAGAGTTAATCAATGCTAAGTTAGAACAACAGTTAAAAGAAACTGGTAAAGTTAGAGCTATTATTTTAAAAGCTAGACAACAAGGTATTAGTACCTATTGTGCAGCTAGAGTGTTTTGGAAGACATATTACATGCCTCATACTAGGTCTGTGGTAATGGCACATGATGGGCCAACTTCTGAAGCACTATTTACCATGGGTAAGAATATCATTCAGAATATGGATGCTAAGATTGCTTTATCTAAAGGTAACAGTAGAGAGATACAATTTGAACACAATAGTTCAGGGTATCGATTATATACTGCTGGATCACCTGAAGCTGGAAGGGGAACAACACCCACTATAGCACACTTATCAGAAGTAGCATTCTGGGGACATGATGAAAAGATATTAGCTGGACTATTCCAAGGGATAAGCCAAGCTAATGGTACAGAAGTTATTGTAGAATCTACTGCTAATGGTGCTACTGGGGAATTCCATAGACTATTTAGAGGTGCTATGGCTGGAGAGAATGAATATATACCTGTATTTATTCCTTGGTTCCTAACCCCTGAATACCATAGAGAGGCTCCAGATGGGTTTGAATTAGACCTAGATGAAGAAAAGTATAAAGACGATTATGAATTAAATGATGATCAGATGTATTGGAGAAGACTTAAGATTGCAGAGGGTGGTGCTTTAAAGTTTAAGCAAGAATATCCTGCTAATCCTGAAGAAGCTTTTCTAGTATCTGGGTCTTCTGTATTTGACCCTGAGATTGTTAATAAATTATTACCATCTACCCCCATATCTACCCGTGTATTTAATCTACAAGCGGGTGTATTTGATGAGGGAAGGGAAGGTAGTTTAGAGTTGTGGCAGTACCCCAATTGGGAATCTAATTATATTGTATCAGCTGATGTATCTTTAGGGGTGGGTCAGGACTATTCAACAGCGACAGTTATGGACACAGACCGTCAAGTGATAGCTATGTATAGGAACAATAGAGTTGATCCATCGTTATTCGGGGATGTGTTATTTTACCTAGGCAGATATTTCAATAATGCTCTGCTAGCTGTAGAATCCAACTCTATGGGTATTGCCACCCTAAACAGATTAAAACAGATGAATTATGTTAATCTATATTATCAGACTAAAGCTGCTAACATGGATAATACTGAGGGAGATCGACCAGGATTCAGAACTACTAGTGCCTCTAAACCTATGATTATAGGTTATTTGAAGAGAGCTATTGAAGATGAAGATATTGGTCTACCTAGTAAACATATGATATCAGAACTTAAATCTTATGTGTCTAATGAGAATGGTTCAACTGGAGCCTTACCGGGTTGCCATGATGATACTGTTATTGCAGTAGCGATAGGATTAGAGGTGCTAAGAACTCATGCTGATAAACTAGCTGGGAACAGAGTATCTTGGAAGCAAAAGAATCTACATTATAGTAATGATTCAAATTGGCTATAGAGCCTGAGAGAAGAAGATGACTGATAAGACTACTAAAAAACCTAAGAAGCCAAAAAAGATTAACAAGGAAGACCTTAAAGTTCCGGGAACTAATTCGTATCCTAAGTACGTACCTGTTACCCCGGAAATACACGCTGAGAATCTCACCGATGGGCAAAAAAGAGCTATGGCCCACCCCGGAGGTGAGAACTTAGTTTTGTTTAAAGATAGGGCATCTTCTGTAGAAGCTAGAGAGAAAAGCCAAGCTACTAAAGCTAAGCGTAGAGCAGAGATTAAAGAGTTAGGTCTCTTTGTTAAAGCCCTAGACTCTATTGGTTACGAAGTATCTGGACAAGCACCTAAGGGCTTAGATGTATTAAAACTCCTTATGGTAAAAGCCATGCAATCAGGTGATGATGCAGAAGCTGGTCGATTAGCATCAATGGTTGCTGAATATGAAGCACCTAAGCTTACCCGCAGAGATGTGGTAACAACTGCTGTTGATGTTAAAGATCTAACAGATGATGAACTAGCATTAGCACTACAACAACTGAAAGTTGTTGAACATGTGGAGACAGCCAATGACTAAATGGATACCACCTAAGACTATTCTCGGAGACCCAACCAGTCTTAACAAAGAAGCGTATGGTAAGGTTGCTAAAGCTAAAGTTGCACGTAGTGCTAAAAATGAAAAAGATGGTAAGTATAAAGTTGATAATTACCGAAATACCCCTTAAATTTATATAACTATTGATAGTTTGTATGGCCTAATCTCGGAGATAGAATATGGCAAAGAAGAAGTTTGAGAAGGTAGACGATGAATCGCTATTGGCGTTAATCGAGAGTGGAGTAAAAGGTTCTACAGGAACTTGGCTTAACTCATCTGACCTTACACGCGAAAGACGTATGGCAACATATGAATATGCAGGATTACCCCTAGGGCATTTATCCCCTGAAGGTGTATCAGGAATTGTATCATCAGATACTACTGAGACAATAGAAGCTTACCTTGCTGTAATCTCAGAATTAATGTTGAACAATGAAAAGATTGCAAAGTTCACACCTTATGATCAAACACCTGCCGCATTAAAAGCTGCACAAGATGCATCTGATGTTGTAAACTATTGTGTGTTTAAAAAGAATGATGGTTGGACATTGTTAAATACATGGATCAAAGCCTCCTTGCTTTGGAAGAATTCAATCATCCGTTGGGATTATGTAGAAGATTTTAAGTACGAATATGAAGAGTTTGATGAGATTAGCCAAGAATCCTTGGATGAGAAGTTGGGCGAGCCAGACACTGAGATTGCAGGGGACTTGCTTGTCTCACCTCGCACTGACGGTGTGTATTATTCTGATGTTCGTTTAAAGAAAAAGATAGACAAGAGTCGTGTTAAGATTGAGAATATCCCTCAAGAAAACTTTCGTATTAGTCGAGATGCTACTAATCTAGATGATGCTAATTTTGTAGGTATTGAACTAGAGCTTACACGTAGTGAGATTAGGTCTGAATATCCTGATGTTGCTAAAGACATTGATGATTGGGATGACCTAGGTGATGAGAATTGGTCAGCTGAGTATTCTGAAGAGATTGCTGCACGTAAAGAAATTACAGGGCAGTCTTATCACGCTACCAACTCTCGTGATGACCATAGTGAATTAGAAGCTAGTCAGGTTGTTACACTAACTGAATGCTGGCTTAAAGTAGACCGAGATGGTGATGGTATTGCCGAACTCAAGCACATGATTGTGGCTGGTAAACATTTATTATTTGAGGAAGATGTAGACTCTATTGCCTTAGCATCTATATGTCCTTTCGAAGTACCTTATGAGTTTTATGGTCTATCTGTAGCAGATATGACACGTAGCTCTACTTTGGCATCTACTGCAATTTTAAGGGGCTTTGTTGAGAATACTTACTTAACAAACTATAGTCCTCGTTTAGCTGATCCCAATGTTGTTGACTTCTCTGCATTGCAGAACATGAAGCCAAAAGATATTATTGCAACTAATGGTGCCCCTCAAGGCGCTGTAGCTATGTTGCAACCTGAAACCATCAGTACTGGCACTGTACCTTTATTGCAACACTTGCAAACACATAAAGAACAAGCCACTGGTATGTCTAAGGCTGCACAGGGTTTAAATGATGAACTATATGTGTCAGGTAACTCTGAAACTAAGTTAGCAATGACTCAAACAGCTGCACAGAAGCGTATACAGCATATTGCACGTATATTTGCTGAAACAGGCTTTAAGCGCTTAGCAACAGGTGTCTACACCTCCATGCGTAAGAACATGAAAAAGTCTATGACCCCTAACTATACTGGTGTCTATGCAAATGTAGATATTGATAAACTACCCGCACATATGGATATGACTGTAGATGTAGACTTAGGTGAAAATAGTAACGCTAACAAGCGTGATAAGCTCACCATGATTGCTACACAGCTATTACCTCTCATTCGTGAAGGTGGTCAGGAAATGATTCTACGCCCTGATGTAACAGCAGTACTGGCTAATAATCTTTTATCCTCCTTAGATGAGAATCCATTAGACTACATAGAGGATTATAATTCTGAAGAATTTAAAGAAAAAGCTAAAGGAGATGCTGAGAAAAAGCAAAAAGAAGCTGAAGAAGCTAAGCAATTGGCTAAAGAAGCTGAAAAATCACAAATGGACCTAGCTAAAGCTAATGTTAATTATACTAATGTACAAGCAAGTAATGCTATACAGGATAATACTAAACAATTAGCTGTGGCAATGGATAGGCATAACCAAGAATGGGAAAAGCTTCGTCAAGATGCTTTGAAGAATGAGGTTGAACCTCCCCAAAAGCCTGATATGAATCAGACGATTCAACAGGCTATGCAACTTATTAGTGGCATGGGAATACCTCAAAGTGGTGGTGGTGTCTTAGATGATGCTGTCCGCAAAATGGGCATTGAGCCTGAACAAGCCCTGCAAGTCATCCAGAAAATGATGCAAGGTGGACCTCCGCAATAAAGGTAACTTAAAATGCGTAAGGAATATGAAGATGTAGCTAAAAGACGTTTAGCTAACACAGCAAATCACGGTAGTCATAAGATTCACCCTGATGTGTTGTCACGTAATGCCCATGTAGAGGCAGAGTTCACATCTAGAGTCTTAGATGAGTTCTTTATGTCATCTTATGGTGAGATATTAGTAACATACTTCACTCAGTGGCTTAAAACAGAGCCTCATGAGACGAAAACAAGGGAATTTTTATATTCCTGTGCTATGGCCCTAGGTTCTGTAAAAGAGCAATTGGTTAAGCAAGAAATGTATGGTAAAAACGTACCTGTTATAGATGAAATGAAGGATAAACAGGATAAAGTTAATGAAGGAGACGAGTAATGTCAATCATAGACCCTACCCAATCGGATGGCGCTATAGACACTGATGCAGCATTTGATAAAGTGCTACAGTCTAGTGATTTTTTTAAAGAAGCAGCAGAAGGTGTACCTGAACTTGATGAGGACACAGAAGAAACTAGCACTGATGATTCTGAGGAATTGGATGATGTAGATACAGACACTGAAGTTGATGAACCTGTCGATGAAGAGTCTGATGATGAAGAAGAAGTTGCCTCCGATGAGGAAACAGAAAATCCTGTAGATGACCCCGTAGGGGATATTTTAGATCCCAATGAATATGATCTAGATAATCTGCTAGTAAGTGTTAAAATTGATGGTGAGCAACGTAATGTATCCGTCAATGATGTAATTAAGGGTTACAGTACTGAACAATCTTTGGGTGCCAAGGGTCGTGAATTCGGAGAAGAGCGTAAAAAGTTTGAATCCGAGAAGACTACTTATAATCAAGAGATAAACGCATTGGCCTCAGCAGCATCTGAGCAGCTAATGGCCAATGAGAAGTACTGGGAAGGGCAGTATGTGTCCATTGAAAAAGAGCGGGAAACTGCTCGTGACGATGGTGATACATACGCTGCTTCCGAACTTAAAGACAAATTAAGCGAAGCACAAGAACAATACTGGGGTGCCCGTAAACAGCGCGAAAGTATTACTTCCAATGCGCAGGCACAGCAAGCCGGTATGGACCAAGAGATGTTAGCTAAGGGTGTAGAGCATTTTAATGCTACCATCCATGAGCACATTTCAGATTGGGACGAATCTGTAGCTACCGCTGTAAGAGAATTTGCTTTAGAAGAAGGGCTACCTGAATCACTATTAAATGTGGTTACAGACCCCGCAATCATTAAATTTGTAGATGGTTATAGACGTATGAAGACTAATGTGTCCACAGGTGCTAAGAAACGAGCTAAGGTTACAACCAAAAAGGCTCCACCTAAAAAAGGGCAAAGTGCGCTTCAGAAAAACCAAACACAGAAGTTATCTAATCGCAACAAAGTATTATCTGGACACGGTACTGCTAATGATGAACAGGACTTCTTACGTTCTCTAGCGAATAGATCACTAGGAGAACGATAATGATTGAACAGCTAAATAAAGCTATAGAAATTCTAGAGCGTCAAAGAGCACCTCTATTGAGGGAAATTACCTATAACGAAGGGCGTGCTCGGACTATTGCACCACAGCTTTACTATGTAAATCTGTTATTATTGCAACTGAAAGAAGAGGTACAAAGTGCAAAACCTGAAGTACCTCGGGGTGTAGGTCGCCCCAGAAAAGAAGCTTAGAGACAAAAACTCTTTAACAATATAAACTTAATTACGAGATGGCGGTTAAACCCCCCTACCAATAAAGTAATTACAGAAGAGAGAACAGTAATTTGACCAGAGGCTGTTCTCAACTCTGCAACGTAGATGGATGTGAATAATGTATATGGAGATGGAGGCAAGACCTCTTACCAAGATATATAAGCTGCGCATAATTCTTACTCAACGGTCGTTAAGTTAAATTTTAATATCTAATAGGAAAATAGCAAAATGGCTAATTATACTTCTACAGGCCCTAAGGGCAAGAATGCTGCCGCTACTACCGAAAAAGAAGACTTGGCGAACTTTATCTCGATGATTACTCGTGATGAGACTCCGTTTACTTCTTCTATCGGTACTTCGAAAGCATCCGCAATCTTTCACGAATGGAACACTGACGAACTAGATACTGTTCGACAGTCTACTGTTGCTGAAGGAACTGACATCGGTTCTACTTTTCAGAACCCAGATGCTCGCGCCCGTTTGGGCAACTATACTCAAATCAACTCCAAGCAACTTAAAGTTTCTGGCACTAAACGTGCTGTAGACCAAGCTGGTGTAGCTGATGAGTATTCTTATCAATTGAAGAAGCGTGGCACAGAAATGCGTCGTGACTTGGACATCCATGCAACTAGTTATGTTGGTGGTTCTACCGCTGCTGGTACTGATGCTGGTGCTAACTCTGGTGGTGCTATCCGTCGTGCAGCTGGCTTCTTGTCATTTGTAGACTCTGGTAACGTTACTAGTGCTGCAACTGTTGCTGGTACTGGTGATGGTGATGGTACTATCTCTGCTACTGGTGGTGCTACTGTAATGCCTGTAGCTGCTACTGGTACTAACGCTGTTGTCTTCGGTAAGCTTGAGTTATCTCAGGTTGACGAAACTATGCAGAAGATCTATGAAGCTGGTGGTAAAGCCACTAAGCTAATGGTATCTCCTTCTCTTCGTCGTGAGTTCTCTGCCAAGGCACAAGCTGCAGGCGCTACCACCTCTACTGGTGCTGGTTCTGTAGGTAATGCTCGTCGTTCTGTTGACGATGGTAAGTTACGTCAGTCAGTTGAGATGTACATGTCAGACTTCGGTGACATCATGGTTGTACCTAACTACTTGATGGGTCTAGCACCTAAGCAAGTGACTGGTTCTTCTGATGCTTCTGGTTTTGCTGCTGCTGACTCTACTGCTTTGATCTATGATCCAATGTGGTGGAATGTTGCTACTCTACGTCCTATGCAGGAAGTAGATGTAGGTCAGCAAGGTGACTCTACTGTCGGCCTTATGGTCGAGGAAGTTACCTTGGAATGCCGTAACCCTAAGGGTTCAGGCGTTATCGTTGGTCTGATTAAGTAGAAATACTTGATTTTAACCCTACGGGTAAATTAAGTTTTACCTGTAGGGTTTTTTTAATTTGGAGATGAAGATGAGTCTGAAGGACGAAATCATATTTGAAGGAAACTCTTTTAGAACACAAGTATCTCAGGATATTAATGGGGTATTAGAACAAACTGCTCTAGACAGAGAATATCAAGAAGCACATGGTAAATCTAAAAAATACCGCAAAATAGCTACGATACCAGATGTCGTTGCAATAGAAATTCTAACAAAATACGGGCTAGACTTACATGCACCGGATTTTATGCACCACGCGATCAATGGTCGAAAACTTAGACAAATACTTAAGAGTGAGTATCCAAAACTTCTCTTGAATACATAAGGAGAAGCTAATGTCTTTAAATATACCTACTAACTCTCACTCTACTTATGCAGCATATAAAGTAGCCCACCCTGCATTGATTAGTTTAGTCGATGATGTGCGTGACTGGTTAAACCGTGATGAGGATGTAGTTTCAAATAATTTGATTGGCTCTTTTATGCAAAAAGCTGCTGATAATAGCTATAGAGAATTACGTATACCACCACTAGAAACAACACTAAGTATTACTGTCACTTCAGCCAATGCTACGGCTAATGAATTACCAATACCCGGTAATTTTACAGAACTTATTCGTTTAAGTAAAGTTAAAACAGCTACTACATTTGATGTGTATAACGATAGGGTAGAATTAGCTGTATTTGATGATGAAACTGTGGCAAAGCCTAGTTATCGTTATTTTGCCCGTAAAGGGGTTAACTTTAAAATATACCCTGCAGTATTATTAAATGAAGTCTATGAAGTACATTATTATAGGCGCTTATTTGCCTTAGATGCCCTTACAACAGGCACTAGTGAAGAAATATATAACTGGCTTCGTGATGATAATGAAAAAGCCTTTTTGTTTGGCACCCTAAAGTTTGCTAGTATTTACTTGGCTGATATGGCAGGTGCTGAGAACTATGGTAAATTATTTGACAATGAAATTAAAACACTCAATGCTGAAGAGAAACAACGTTTGTCCCGAGGGGCTAATTTGCGGTCTGTATTCTCAACAAAATTAATTTAAGGGGAATATTATGCCTAGTAATGGATTAGCTATAGGCGGTGCCTTTGCAGTTGATAATAATGCCAATATGCTGGCAATATCTACTACTGTTGATGATGCAATAGCTGCAAAATTAGCAGCACAAGCTGCACAAGCTGCCGCCCTGGTATCTAAAAATGCCGCTGCTGCTAGTGCTACAGCTGCACAATCAAGTGAAGATGATGCCGCAACAGATCTAGCATTAACAAATGCAGACGTAGTATTAACTCATGCAGACGTAGTACTTGCTGAAGCGGATAAAGTTCAGACAAGTGCTGATAGGGTTGCAACAGCAGCTGACCGAGCAGCTATTGTAACATTGTATGACACTTTTGATGACAGGTATTTAGGTACTAAGTCCTCAGATCCTTCAGTAGATAATGATGGTAATGGGTTGTTAACTGGTGCTATTTATTTTAATAGTTCAGTTAACCATACTAAATTTTATAATGGTTCATCTTGGGAAGACCCAGAGGCAACTGCTACTTCAGGTGCAAGCACTGCAACTGCCAAAGCTTCTGTGGCCACTACTAAAGCCTCAGAATCAGCTGCATCTGCTACCGCTTCTGCCAACTCTGCTACTGCCGCTGCTAACTCCGCTTCTGGTGCAGCCAATGCAGCCAACTCAGCAGCCGCTAATAAACTAGCCTTAGCTGGAGGTTCATTAACAGGTGCTGTTACTACTAACTCTACTTTTGATGGGAGAGATGTATCAACTGATGGTACTAAACTAGATGGTATAGAAACTAGTGCTACAGCAGATCAAACAAATGCAGAGATTCGTGCAGCAGTAGAAGCTGCTAGTAATAGCAATGTATTTACAGATGCAGAAAACACTAAACTAAATGGTATAGAAACTAGTGCTACAGCAGATCAAACAGGTGCGCAGATTAAAACCGCATATCAAGCTGAAACTAATGCTTTTACAGATGCTCAATTTACTAAGCTAGCAGGTATTGCAGCTAGTGCTAACAATTATTCTCACCCATCTAACCATGCTATATCTGTAATATCTGGACTACAAGCAGCATTAGATTCTAAAACTACAACTAGTGCAGTTAATACTTCAATTAGTAACCTATCAACAGTATATGACCCCATTGGTGCTTCCGTAGCAATGGCAATAGCCCTAGGAGGTTAACCAATGGCCAATACATTTAAAAACGCTGGTATTGCAATAGGTACGTCCCGTACAACGTTATACACAGCACCAGCTAATACTCAGTCTGTTATTCACGCATTGTACATATCAAACATTGATGGTGTTAATGATGCTACCGTAACAGTTGAAGTGACAATAGATGGTGGTACAACATATCGTCATATTTGTAAGACAGTACCTGTACCAGCAGATGCTACTTTGCTGCTTGATAAACCTATAAACTTAGAAGCTGGGGATATTCTTGGATTGACTGCATCTGCCGCAGGTGATTTAGAAGTGTTCGCAAGTGTCTTAGAGATTGCTTAAGGAGATAATTTATGTCCTATATAGGCCATGTCGATGGGTTTGCATCAGTCCAAGCAGCATTAGCAAAGTATAAATATATAGCAACAAACAATCAGACTACATTTACAGGTTCAGACTCTAATAGTAATACATTAGCCTATATACCTACTAATATTATTGTTACCTTAAATGGTATTGTGTTAGACGAAACAGATTTTACATCAACAAATGGTACTAGCATAGTTCTAGGCACTGGGGCTAGTACAGGTAGTGAGTTAGTTATACTAACCTTCAATGATTTTGTTCTGGCAAACCATTACACCCAATCTCAAAGTAATGCTTTGTACAAGTCTATTTCTGCAGCAGAAGGTGGGCCAAGTTTGGGTACTAACTCAATCATACGTACTAATGCCAACACCATCAGTGAGAACATCACGATACCCGCCAATACTAATGGTATGTCAGCAGGGCCGATAACTATCGCAAATAATAAGACTGTAACCATAGCAGGAACGTGGAGTATCGTATGAGTACACTAACGCTTAAAGAACTATCTGCACCAGCAGGTGAAGTGATTAAGATTGCTGCTGGTAAGACACTTGACCTTCATTCACAAGGCACAACTAAAATGCCAGCAGGGTCAGTGATTCAAGTAGTACAGACTTACTCTGCAAATTCTTCTGCTGTTGCATCATCGGCATCATCTTTTGTAGCAACAGGAATCATAGCAACTATAACGCCTAAATATTCAGGATCTAAAATACTTGTTAGCTGGTCTAACACTATGAATAATTCGGGAGAGGCTAGGGCGAATATGTACATAAGAATTGGCTCTGGCTCTTATGCTGCTATGGCAGGAGCAAGTTCCTACCATTTAGCGTATGCACAAGGAAGCTCCAACGGATATGGCCCTCAAGTGTTTAATGGTAACTATACAACCACTAGTCTTAATGCTCTGTATTTTCAACCATACATATACGCTGATAGTGGAACATATAATTTCATTCACGCTAACTCTTCTTATGCCCTCACATTAACGGAGGTTGCCCAATGACTTCTAAATTAAAAACAGATGTCCTTGAGACAGTTTCAGGCAGTGGCACGATAGCATTGAATAACCAGTTGTCTGGTATGACGAGTGCTAGTTTGCCTAGTGGATTGCAACAGGCGTTTCACGCTCACAACAACGGACAACAGAGCGTTCCTACTACCACTACAACAAAGATACTGTTCCAAACAGAAGCATTTGATGTTGGAGGTAACTTTGCTTCATCTAAGTTTACTGCACCTAGTGCGGGTAAATATTATCTGTACGCATCATTAATGCTTGGCGCCATCCCTGACCAAAACTTTGCCAATATTATAATTAAGAAAAATGGAAGCGTTGAGCAAGCATATGCAACAGTCAGAAATAGTGGCGCAAGCTATAGAAGTTTAGAAACAAATGTAATCGTTGATGCAGCAGTTAATGATTATTTTGAAGTCTTTTTATATAACAATGTTGCTACTGTTGTATGGACAAATGGAACAGGAGCTTATTCACACTTTGGTGGCTTCAAACTACTTTAATTTAAAACAGGATAACACTCATGACCGATAAAGTCGCAGCATTACAAGCCCTAACACCAAGCGCCCAATGGGTCTTACGTGGAGATGAATTAGAGTGGCTTGACACAGAACAAACTCAACCAACTGACTCAGCTATTGCAGCTAAGATTGTTGAACTACAAGCAGCCTATGACGCAGCAGCATACGCCCGTGACCGCCAAGCAGCCTACCCATCTATCCAAGATTGCATCCATGCCTTGCTTGATGGTGGAGCTACCTTGACTGACCTACAGGCTCTACGAGCAGCGGTGAAGTCAGCTAATCCAAAGCCATAGGAGTAGATTATGACTACAACTATAACGGGTGCTACTGGCATTGATAATATACAGGCAGCTACGGGTGCGGTGTTGCAAGTTGTTAGTTCAACTTTAAAAAGTGCTGCTGCTATTACATCTAACTCAACTAATACTTTTGTATCTTTAGGTTTATCTGCGGCTATTACTCCCATATCAACGTCCAGTAAAATACTTGTTGAAGTAAATATGACTGTTGGATTCTCTGCGGGAACTTTTCATTTTAGAATTGCAAGAGGGAGTGACCAAACTATTTGCATTGGTGATACTGGGCTAAGTAATCAACTTAGGTCTACAACTTCTCTTAGGGAGGAATCTACTCCATACACCCACTATACAGGTCAAGTTCCTATGAGTTTCTTAGACTCCCCTTCAACAACCAGTGCGACTACATATTCAGTAGTAGGTACGATTGGAGCCTCTTACGCTAACGCTGTTATGTATATTAACAGACCTAACACCCAAGATAATGGTGACTACGATGCACGTGGCACTAGCACAATTACCTTAACGGAGATTGCAGGATGAGCAGAGCAAGAAACATGGCGACTCTTCTGGATGCTGGCGGTGATGTACTGGCTAGCGCACTTGATAATGCATTAGGTGGCCCATCACTAGGTACAGCTTCAGTAGTAAGGACCAATGCCAAAGTAATAGCAGAGAACATAACCTTTGCTGGTTCAGAAAATGGTATGACTATAGGGCCGATTACAGTGAACTCAGGGAAGACAGTAACAGTGGCCTCTGGGTCAACGTGGGTGGTCTTATGAGTACAGTTAAAGCAAATGATTTAATGAATGTAGCTGGTGGCATTCCGACAGTGAAGTCACAGCAGTTGATACCTACAGCGTGGATTAATTTTAGTGGTCTAAATACAATATCAATCCGTGACTCAGCAAACATTAGCAGTATTACCGACATAGCAACAGGAAAATATCGGGCTACATTTGCCACAGCAATGGCTAATGCTAACTGGGCTTGCGCTATGGCTTGTGCCTACGAAACTGCCCTTGATGCTAATAACTCTAACCCTAATAGAGATGCACATCCGTATACTCAAACTACGACTTTTATAGAGATTGCTACTATATTTACAGGCGACCGAGCTCATTATGACGCTGATGACATTAACGTCATTATCATGGGAGGCCAAGCATAATGAGTACAATTAAAGCTAACACCCTCCTCCACTCAGACGGCAGCACAACTAATCCCCCAAGTATTCCAGCGTTAGATAAGCGTATGGCTAAGGCTTGGGTAGCATTCAATGGAAGTAATACAGTATCAATTGATAAATCTTATAACGTCAGTTCAATTACAGACATTGGCACAGGCAAGTACCGTGTAAATATAAGCCCCGTCATGTCTGATGCTAATTACGTTTGGGTAGGAACCGCGATGAAATATACGAGTTGGTATCCATCCGTTGTTCAATATGATAACTCTGCGAGAACAACAGCATACATTCCTGTGGGAATATCAGATGCTTACGGTGGTGGAGCTGGATGGACTGATTCCGCAGGCGTATCCATCGTAATATTCTCAACATAATAGGAACAAACAAATGAAAATCATATACGCAACAACAGATGGCATAGCAGTCATCACACCAGCCCCAAACTGTTCCTTAACTGATGCAGAGACTGCGGCTAAAGACGTACCAACTGGCTTGGCTTACAAGATTGTTGAAGATAGTTATGTACCTTCAGACAGGACATTTCGTAACGCATGGGCCATTGAAGCATCCGAGCTAACGGATGGAGTGGGTGACTAATGGCTACAGTAATACGAGGTGATGATAACTGGGATACTGCACTGAAAGCAGGGTCACAGGCATTTGCTGCTAGGTTTAATGGTTCTGCTTGGCAAAGTCTTGCTAATGGCGTTGTCGTAGCTTTTAACGATGATTCCACAGGCGATTCTTTTGATGACGGGAATAACTTTTCCACCACCACACATAAGTACACAGCCCCTACAACAGGCGTTTATCTGTTCTGGTTCGCTATTTATACTGCTCAAAATGACGTATTCAATGCTTTCGGCTTACTTAAGAACTCAGCAAGGTTAGCCTTTCAATTTGCTGGTGATGAATACTTAGCAGTGAATTATAATGCAGATGATAAAATCTTATCTTGGTCAGGTGTTGTCCCTTTGTCAGCAGGAGATACTATTGCTGTTTACACTGCTGACCCAAGCGATGTATACACAGGCCATTCTCAATGGGGCGGCTGTCGCCTAAGCTAAGGAAACAATATGAATTACATTAATCAAAAAGTATGGGCAGATTCAAATAGCTCAGTATGGAAAGAGATAGTTTCTCGCTTTGGGCAAGCTGCTTATGATAATGAAGACACTAGGGCTACTCACATGACTACCCTAAAGGGTGAGTGGGACGCAAAGGTTTACGCACGTTCACGCAAGGCCAAGTACGACTTACTCAACCAAGACGAGATGCGGTATGACGATTTAGTCAACTCAACAACCACATGGCCCGATGCCATAGCAGCAATTAAAGCGGAGTTTCCAAAATGAGCATTACAGTAGACATGACAAAAGCAAAGGTAATTGCACACGATGCTCGTAGAGTCTCACGCAATAAACAGTTTGCACCCTTAGACGTTAAAGTCACTATACCAGCAGAAAAAGTAGCAGCAGAAGCAGCACGGGCAGTTATCCGAACTAACGATGCTGCACTTCAAGTGAGCATGGATGCAGCCTCAGATGCAGCAGCTTTAAAGCTATTAATGCCAGCAGGAGAATAATACATGTCATACATAGGTAGAAGTGGAAAGGTTAGTCGCAAGACACAAGAGAAGATATCCTTCCTTGCCACTGCAGGACAAACAGTTAAGACAGGTCTGAGTTATGTCGCTACCCTTGTAGAAGTAACTGTTAACGGTATCTTATTAACAGATGTAACAGACTACACAGCAACTAACGGAAACAGCGTCACCTTCACTGTTGCACTGGCCTTGAATGATGAAGTGACTGTTGTGTCCTTGAAGATCTTTACTGTTGCAGATCATTATACTAAGTCTGCCGCTAATACATTGTTAGCTGCTAAAGCTACCACTACTGCTTTGGCTACTACTACTACAACTGCCAACGCAGCACTACCAAAAGCTGGTGGCACTATGACAGGTGCAGCAATAGGTGCTGTTGTAGCACTTACAGATGCAACCAGCATTGCCACAAACCTGGCATTGAGCAACAACTACTCTGTCACCCTAGCTGGCAACCGCACATTGGCTAACCCCACAAATACTGTAGCTGGTCAGTCTGGTTCTATATTTATCACACAAGACGGAACAGGCTCACGCACACTGGCCTACGGGACTAACTTTAAGTTCGCTGGCGGTACAGCCCCCACACTCAGCACAGCAGCAGCGTCCGTTGATCGGCTTGATTATGTGGTAGCAGCCGCAACCAAGATTCATGCGGTAGTGTCTTTGGATGTGAAATAATGGGCGTCTTAAACGAGAATCAATTATTGGGTGCTAGCGGTGCTGGCAGTTATGAGATAGAGCAGTCACTTAGGTTTAATGATGATGATAGTTCATATCTAAGTCGCACACCTAGTTCGGCTGGTAATCGTAGGACTTGGACTTGGAGTGGTTGGGTTAAGCGTAGTAATTTAGGAAGCTCAACTTATTATTGTTTTTATGGTGTTGATGGTGTTTCTCCAAATGATAGAACAGAATTTACATTTTCGGCTGATGCTCTTCATATATATGAGGAGGTTTCAACAGCCACGATTACTTTAACAACAACCCAATTATTTCGTGACCCATCCGCTTGGTATCATGTAGTAATAGCAATGGATACTACACAAGCAACTGATACTAACAGGGTTAAGTTGTATGTTAATGGCGAGCAGGTAACTTCATTCTCTGCCTCAACGTACCCGTCTCTAAACTATGACACAATTACTAATTCAGCAAAAGTACACGTTGTAGGTGCTAGGAGATATGCGGCTGGAACAACAAACAAATTCCTAGACGGCTACCTAGCAGAAGTAAACTTCATAGACGGACAAGCCCTAACACCAGATTCATTTGGTGAGACAGGCGACTACGGTGAGTGGAAGCCTATAGCCTACGCTGGCACATACGGCACGAATGGTTTCTATCTTGATTTTGCAGACAGTAGCTCACTGGGCAATGATGCGGCTGGTAGTAACAACTGGACACCTACGAACCTAGCAGCTACAGATCAGATGTTGGATAGTCCTACGAATAACTTTTGTACTTGGAATCCGTTAGACAGTTATCTCACACCAGTATTATCGGAAGGTAATTTAAAGTTCCAGTTAAATACCGCACGATGCAGAGGTACAATAGCTTCTCAAGTCGATGGTAAAATTTACTTTGAAGTTTACAATCCTACTCTTGTATCAAATAGTAATGTGCATCACATGGGTTTAGCATCCATAGGGTTAGACATCAATAACGCTAGTAACATGGAAAATGCGGCGGGCGGTGGTGCTACCATTTGGACGTATGCTAATGCAAATGGTCGAAGTATTTATGCTAGGCAAAACGGTAGCAATATAGCTACTGTGGCTCTGCCAAACCAAATTGCGGCTGGCGACATAATTGCTTTTGCTTCTGATTCTTCTACTGGCAAGGTTTGGATGTCTCAAAATAATTCATGGTTAAAGGCTAATGGCTCGTTTGATGGTTCTAACGCTTTATCTTCCTCAAACTATTTATTTCAACTAGCGACAGGGCATGAATTAACCCCACTGACAATGCCTTTAGGTTCAACACCATCTACTATTGGGGTGTTGAACTGCGGCCAAGATTCAAGTTTTGCTGGAGCAAAAACCCCACAAGGAAACCAAGACAGCAACGACATTGGTGACTTTTACTACCCCGTCCCGTCTGGTTTCTTAGCTCTTTGCTCGGCTAATCTTGATACGCCCACTGTTATCCCTAGTGAGCATTTTAATACAGTCTTGTACACCGGCACACGGCAGAATAAAGTAATCTCTGGAGTAGGCTTTCAGCCCGATCTTATTTGGCTTAAAACCAGATCAACAGCTAGTAACCATGCTCTTGTTGATAGCGTCCGTGGAGGAGGCAAAGCTCTACAGCCTAGCACTACTTCTTATGAAAACCAATATGGCGCACAGGATGATAAAGTCACAGCATTTAGTTCTGACGGATTTAGCCTTGGGGTCGATGCTGGTGGTTATGGATTCAACGATAATAATTCTACCTATGTAGCATGGAACTGGAAAGCTGGCGGCGCAGCATCATCCAACACCAACGGCTCAATCACTTCAAGTGTGTCTGCTAACGTAGATGCTGGGTTCTCGATTGTTAGTTATACTGGAAATGGTACGTCTGGCGCTACAGTAGGTCATGGACTTACTTTAAAAATACCAGAATTAATAATAATTAAAAACAGAACCAAGTCAGGTGAAAACTGGGCGATTGGTATTGAAGGAATTACTGGGGTATCTAATGATTCCCTAAAGTTTACTACTGAGGCCAGTAATGCTGGAACGGGCTATTTTGCAGGTTCTAGTTCATCCACTTTATTTACGTTAGGTAATGCAGCTAACAGTAACTTTAATACAAGTAGCCTTATAGCCTACTGCTTCCACAGCGTTGACGGCTACTCGAAGGTCGGCAAATTAGTTGGTAATGGAAACGCTGATGGGCCGTTTGTGCATTGCGGTTTCAGGCCAGCATGGGTGATGTGGAAACGCACTGACGCTGCCCAAGAGTGGCACGTTTTTGATACAGCAAGAGACGAGTATAATCCGCTAAATAAAGACTTATGGCCCCCTCATTCTAGTGCTGAATACACAGGATATGGTGGCCCTGTTGATTATTTGTCAAACGGATTTAAATTTAGAACTAGCAGTGTAATTGCTAACGCAAGCGGTGGAACTTACATTTTTCTAGCATTCGCAGAAAATCCATTTAAACACACAAACGCAAGATAAGAGGAGAACCTTATGTGGTTTGTAGGAAACACAGAATCAGGATTTGTCGTCAATAAGCCTCGTGGCTTGACCATTGATTCTATTCAATACCCAAGAAACATCTTTGCTCTTTGGAGCAAGGCCGAACTAGCAGCTATTGGCGTTAAGCCATACAGCGAGACTAGATTAGACTCACGCTATTACAATCAGGGTGCGTTAACTCGCACTGAATCAGATGGTGAGGTATTAGGCACTTATGCAAGCATTGATAAAGATGTGGCAACACTCAAGACTAATATGCTTTCAAGCGTTAAATCAATCGCTGGCTCGTTACAAGCTCAAGTAGATTGGTATTGGTCTAGGGCAGCTAAAGGCGGTACAGCAGTACCAGCAGAAGTAGCTACTCACGCCACTGCTATTTACACAGAAATGGTTTCTAAGGAGACTACCATAGCTGCATTGTCTGACTTAGCGGCTGTCATTGTGTATCAGAATACACCGATGGTAGAGACTCGTAAGGTCAAGCACACATCTGATGATGGTGTAGACACCTATGGGCCTGAAACTGAGACAAGCAATCGTGATGTGGATAACGTCACACATGGTTGGCCTAGTCTTGAAGAAGTAGATCCAGCGTTTGTAAGTTTAGTAGGAGAATAATATGACTAAGGCAAGAGATTTATCATTAGCTTCAAAGCTACCCTTAGCTGGAGGAACACTAACAGGTAATCTGGTCACAAAAGGTATCACCAGTGTCACCCTAGGTAGCAACAACCTTGTGGCTGGTTCGACTGCTGGAGATAGCATTACATCTGGGGGCAATGGTAATACTTTACTAGGCACTAACGCTGGTACTGCTGTTACGACAGGTGGTAATAACGTATCTGTAGGTTATAATTCTTTATCTAGTAATACTACTGCTGGCGCAAATGTAGCGGTGGGTTATCAGACGATGCTAACTAACATTACTGGAGCTGAAAATACTGCAATAGGGTATGAAGCTTTAAAGTTCAACACAACAGGTAGTTACAACACTGCTTCTGGTTTGATGGCTTTAAAGGCTAATACAACAGGACTGTACAATACTGCGTCTGGTTACCATGCTTTAAAATCTAACACCACAGGTACAGACAATGTTGCGGTTGGTGTGAGTACCTTACAAACAAACACCACTGGAATAAGAAACGAGGCATTAGGTAATGGCGCTTTGTATTCTAATACATCTGGTGGTAACAATGTAGGAATAGGTAGACAAGCCTTATATAGTAATACAACTGCTTCATCTAATATTGCGGTAGGTGGTAATGCTTTATTTGCTAACACAACAGGCCCAAACAACACTGCTGTTGGTGGGACTGCTTTAATGTTTAACACAACGGGTTGGAACAATACGGCAACTGGTATGGAGGCTATGAAAGCTAACACTACAGGAGTCAATAACGTAGCTGCTGGTAAGGCTGCTTTACTTGCTAATACAACAGGTGGAGCTAATGTTGCTATTGGGTATCAGGCGTTAGACGCTAACACCACAGGTACAGACAATGTTGCGGTTGGTAAGGATGCTATGACTACTAACACTACAGGCATCTATAACACTGCTTGCGGTCAAAATGCAATGTATAGTCACACCACAGGAAATCGTAATTCAGGGTTTGGCTCTCACGCTCTATCTGGCACCACGACAGGCACTTACTGCACAGCGATTGGTTTTAATGCTCAGTCATCATCTGCAACAGCAAGTGAACAAATGACGTTAGGTGATGCAAATATATCTAATCTACGTTGCAACGATACCTCAATCTCTTCCCTGTCCGACTCTCGTGATAAAACATCAGTCATTGATTCACCTTATGGGTTAGACTTCATTAACACTGTTAGACCTGTACAGTTCTTATGGAATACCCGTGATGGTAACGCTAAAGATGGTTCTACTCGCATAGGCTTCTTAGCACAAGAGTTATTAGCAGCTACTAATGGCAATAACGCTACCCTTGACTTAGTTATGGATGATAACCCTGACAAGCTAGAAGCTAAGTATGGCAACTTGCTACCTATAATGGTTCAAGCAATCCAAGAATTATCAACTCAAAACGCAGCACTCGCTGCACGTATAACAGCATTAGAGGCATAACACAATGGAATTAACAGCAGAAGAAATCGCAGCACATTACTCAGCTTGTGGTGATTCAGTAGCACTTATAAATGCTGGTAAGCCAGCCGATATGTCTGATGATGATTGGGTAGATACCTTAGCACGTAACAAAGAGCATTTAGTTCTTATGTTAGCTAAGGATTATTGGACTACTGAGAGCATGACTGCTATAACAGCAGCTTCTGCTGCGTAAGATGTGGTCGTCGCCACTTGAGTTATACCCTGTGCATGTGTCTTCAGCGCAAGCTCCGCAAGGGCAAGGATTTGTTGTAGAACCTCAAGTGGCAATTAAATTACAAGATTACTTATCTGTACAACCTGCCAAGGGTCCATACGAGCTTGCACAAGATTTTCATAGAAGGAGGTTATGGGTATGCTAGCTGAATTAGCAATAGCCAATGCTGCATTTGCAGTTATTAAAACTACTCTAAATAATGGAGGCGAATTACTCTCGGCAGGTAAAGCAGTAAGTGCATACTTTGGGGCTGAAAAAGAAATAGCAAAGAAAGTAGAAAATGGTAGTGGTAATGTATTAGAAGCCTTCCAGGCCAAAGAACAGCTAAGGATTCAAGAAGAAGAATTAAAGTACATGCTCAATAAACAAAGATTGCAGGGATACTCTGACTTTCTTGCTTTTAAAGCACAATACAGTAGAGACATTAAAGAAGCAGAGAAAGAAAAAGCCCGTCTTAAATACAAAAGGCAGAAAGCCATTGAGGAAAATTTAACAGTTGCTATAAAAGCATTTGGTATTATATTTATAATTATGGCTGTATCATTTGGTAGTTTTGTTTACTTTAAAAACAACCCCAGTGTAACCTCTGACCCAAGAATTAATTCGGGCTATCACAAGACTGTAAAATAGAATTTAAAAGGATATTAATAATGTCAGCAATGCCAGACTTTGAAGCAGGACAGCTAGTTAGTGCGGTAACCCAACTAAATAAAGACGTTGAAAGCCTCACTAAAACAATGGCTAAACTTAATGATCGCTTAGCTGTTCAAGAAATACAGCTAGCCAAGGGTAAAGGTATGGCTGCAGGTGCCATGATATTAGCTGCTGTATTAGGCGGTATAAGTTCATATATAATGGGGAAAATGTAAATGGCTTTTAAATTTAGTGAAACATCTACCAAAAGATTAACAGGCGTAAATTCTCACGTTGAAGAGACTATACAACTTGCAATCAAATTATCTTCTATTGACTTTGGTATTCCTGAATATGGAGGTCTGCGTACTACTGAAGACCAGGCCCAGTTATTCACAGCAGGAAAGTCCAAATGTGATGGAAGGGTTAATAGGTCTAATCACCAGTCAGGCGACTCAGTTGATGTATATGCCTATGTTGATGGAAAAGCTAGTTGGGAGAAAGATCATTTAGCTTTAGTAGCAATCTACGTATTAACTGCTGCTAATAAGTTAGGTTATAAATGTGAATGGGGTGGTACATGGACTAAATCTGGCAAACCTTATGGCTGGGATATGCCACATTTTAATATAACATTGGGGTGATTTATGGCGTGGTTAAGCTTCTTAGGACCTGTGGCTGATCTAGGTAAAACTTATTTAAAAGGTAAGAATGATATAGCTAAGGCAAAACAGGCAGCTGATATTGTGGGTATACAAGCAGAGGCTGATGTAAAAGTAGCTGGTGCTGTAGCTGCTCACAAGCTAGCAGGAGATGGACAGACTCAGGATTATAATTTAGACTACATTGCTATGCAACAAATGGATAAGTCCTATGTTGATGATATAATGATAGCTTTATTACTGATACCTATAGCTGCATCATTCTTAGGCTATCAAGAAGAAATAACTGCTGCATTTGAATCATTTGCGGCTATGCCAGATTGGTACCAATACTTGGTGATAGGTATTTATGTAGTTAAGTTTGGATTGCGTGGTTTACTGACTAAATTAGTATCAGGTAAGCTAGGTAGTTTTGGAAAAGCATAACCCCCTTAAAGGAGAGATATCCTTAAGGGGATTTTAATAATTTTGGAGTAGTATATGGGTATTTGGTTATATGATGCTAGCGCATTAAAATATTTTAAAGTAGTTAATTTTGTTGTAGACGCTAATGGTGCTCTTACAGGTAACGTAGATGTCACTGGAGCTACTGTTGCTTCTGCTGCTGGTGATTACATATTTAAATGGGGTGCTCGTGGCCTTAACGACGTGTTAGTATTAGCCCGTAAATAAAAGAATGGAGGTTACCTATGCCTAAAGTAGATATACCAGAATTTGGGTTAAAGGGTTTGAACACAGACCTCCCCTCCTTCGTTCTACCATTAGAAAACTTTAGTGCTGGTCTGAATATTAGGTCTAGCAATAATAGGCTATCAGCTGTACCAGCGTTTGTTTCATTTAGTACCACGTTTACAGCATTAAATAAAATATATAAAGGAGCACAGTGGACACCTGCTGGCTCCTCTTTTTATAATATTGCAGTAGTAGGTAATAAGTCTTCTGATAATTCAGTCAAAGCTTATATTGATTACAATGGCACTGCAACTGCTCTAGATTTCCCTACTGTTCTAGACACTGCTGTAGGTGTTTCAGATCCAGATTTATTTGTATTTAACGAAGTGTTGATTGGTAATTTTCAAAATAATAGACCTATGTTTTCTGCACCTAATGCATCTACACAGGGTGACTTTTCATTTATACCTAATTGGTTACCAGCTGTGAGAACTAATAACACTGCAATCACAGCCGTAGTTGCAGGTGTTTCTTATTATGTTATAACTGCTACATCTGCTAATTGGTCATCTATAGGTGGTCCTACTACAACAACGGCTGGCACTACTTTTTTATGTACATCAACCAACAGTAACATAACATCATTAGGCAATGTATCTGCTGCCGTTCAGATTTATGCTAAAAAGATGGCTCAGTATAATGGCCGACTTATAGCTATGAACTTATATGGTGGTACAACAGAACCTATTACATTATCATGGAGTACTCCAATATCTACTATTGCTAGTTTAGCAGCGGTTAAATGGTCTACTAGCGGTGCATCTTCTGATGGAGATGATTTAATTACTGACACTGCGGGTAAACTAATAGATGGCGGTCAGCTAGGTCAATACTTTATTGCCTATAAAGAAGATGCTGTAATTCGTTATAGGGATACAGGTTCTCCTTTTTACTTAGTACCTGAAGTAGCTTTCTCTGATGATGGTCTATATAGCGCTAACTGTTTTGTAGAGATTGAAGGCAATAGGCATGTAGTGCTAGGTAATCGTGGTGTTTACATGCATAATGGTGGCCCTGAAAAAGAAAATATATCTAAGGGAATTGTAGAGACTGATTTATATTCTTCTATTAATCCTGCTCATAAAGATCGTACATTTTTGTTTAGACAGAGTGAAGATAAAGAGGTGTGGATATGTTACTCTGCTGTCGGTAACAGCGCTGCGGGCTGTAATCAAGCTCATGTGTATAATTATCAAACTAGCACATGGTATAAACGTAGTTTACCTGATGTCAATAATATTGCTGAAACAGAGATTGCAGGTGCATATATTGCATTAGCATTTAAGCCTTCTACTAGTGCTGTATTTAAAATTGGACCAATTGTAGAGTCTACAGGGCATGTAGCATTCCAAATGAATACTATGGGCGATACTAGTGCTACTAAAAATATCACTGCCATATATCCTAAATGTCTTAATACATTAAAGCTTAGGATACAAGGTACTAATAATGCAGGTGGTAGTGGTTCTGTAACATTTGCAGCGGGTAAAAATTTTAACCCACTCACTCAATACAAGCATGACACCCGTGTTAATGGTAGATTTATTAGCCTTAAGCTAGAAATGGTTGGTGGCGTTTCACCAGAGATATCAGGCATTGAGGTAGACGTAGAGGCAGGAGGCCTAAGATAATGGCTAAAATATTTATACCAAATAATTTAACTAAACCCCAGTTAGATGCATTTAGAAGTATAGAAGTAGAACTTAATAAACTGTCTAGCAATGTTACCACAGGTGATGGTGCGCCTACTGTAGTTAGTAATCTGCAGGATGGTGCCTTCTACTATGATTACACCAATCTTAACTTGTATGTTTTTAGAGAATCTGATAACAGTTGGAAAGACTCCACTGCTGCAATAGCAGATAACATATATACCTCGGGTACTACAGAAATTGATGGGGCCAAGGTGGCTGCGGGTACTATTACTGCTAATAAGATTACTATAGCAGAGAATATAGCATTCACAGGAAGTACTTCTGGACTTATATTTGGTAAGACTTCATTAGCTGATACAACTGCTGGTTCCTTTTATGGTAAATCATTAGATGCTGCGGGTAACGCCATATCAGGATTTAATATATCTTCTGCAACAAGCGGTATTTATGCAGACAGCTCAGGTATTATGGCACTTAATAATGTTAGGCTATACACAGGTTCTGCGGGTACACCTTTACTATTGTTAAACCCGGGGACCTATGCCACTAGTATTGCTTCAGCTACTACTGTTATATCCGTAACAATAGTAGGGGCTGGTGCTGGCAACCAAAATAATATGGCATATAACTCGGGAACACAAGGTAATAACCTTGGCTCTTCGGGGCAGGGTTCTTGGATTGAATTTTACAGTGGCCCTGTTGTAAGTGGTAGCGTAACTGGTAGTCTTTTAAATATTAGTGGTACTACCAGATTTATAGCAGCAGGGGGTGCAGCATCAACAAGCTATACAAGAGGATCAACCTCTGCTGTTACAGGCCCCGCAGGGCAAGCATCTTCACAGGCTAATTCAGCTGGTGCTGGATTAGGTCCTACTGAAAGTGGTAATACAACTGCCATAGCAGGGCATGGTTTCAGGGGTGGTGGCGGTGGTGGAGGCGGTGGTCAAGCTGATACTTATCCTTTAAAAAATACAGCAGTAACTAACATAGCAGCAGCTGGTGCCACAATAAGCCAACAATTTACAGTACCAACAAATACTCAGAGTGTTAAAGCCTTTGTGGGTACTGGAGGTAGCGGTGGTGCTGGTGGTAATATAACTTACACTTACCTCCAAGGTCCAGAACAAAACGTAATCACAGGTGCTTCATATTCTGTTAGAGGTGGTAATGGTGGTAATGGTTATATATCCATTGCAGATCCTAATTCAGGTGGTATAGAGGTTGACTTAGTTGCACTAGTTAACAGGGTAACACAGTTAGAAACTAACCATTAAAACATGGAGACCCCCTATAATGGATGTCAAATTATTAATACCTGAAGAAGTGCTGGCAAAGTGGCCTGAGATAGCACCCCTCGTATTATCATTCTTAGAGAAAGGTGAAGGGGAGTCTACAGTATTTGATATAGCTCAGAAGTGCCTAAGTATGCACTATCAATGCTGGATAGTTACAGACGAAGATAAGATAATTTGTGTATGCATAACTAAGATAGACGAATACTCTGAGTTTAAATCATTACATATTATTGGTGTGGCTGGCAGTGCTATGCATACTTGGCAACACTTTCACTATGCACTAGAGGGATTTGCCAAGTTTAATAGCTGTAAAAGAATTACACAATGGGGACGGAAAGGCTGGATTAAACAATTAGAAAGCCTAGAAGGTCAACATGGTGAAGCATATAAAGTTGTTCATACTGTAATGGCTATGGACTTAATAACAGATCAGGAGATTTAAAATGGGTGGAAGCAGCTCACCAGTATCAGTAGAAACAGTACCAGAATGGTTAAAACCATATCTTACTAACGCACTACAAGAGGGGCAGGACTTATATGGTGCTGGTGGGATGAGCCACGTAGAGGGCTTAACCGGAGAACAACAGGAAGGTATGGGCCTGATTAAAGGGTCTACAGCCAGCCAAATGGACACCGCTAACAAGTCAGCTGCAGCCCGAGATGTACTTCTCAACTCTGCCCAAGGTAAGGAAATTGTTGGTTACGATAACGTTAACACTCAAGCTATGAAGGATGCAGCGGTTCGAAGGAGTGAACAGGCCTTTGGTGATACTGCAGGCTCTATGGCATCTAATGGTCTTGTAGGTGGCCGTCGTGCTGAACTTGTTAAGTCACAAAACAAAGCAGAGCTAGCAAGTGGTTTAGCGGATATAGACTATAATGATTATAATACTAGGCGTAGTCAGGCGCAAACCTCTGCAGGTGGTGTTATATCTGCAGGTGCTGGTTTACAACAACAGGCTGCTGCACCCGGTGCATCTCTTGCAAATGTTGGTAAAGGTATACAAGAGCAGAATCAAAGACAAGCAGATGGTACTTATCAGGGCTATCAACGATGGTTGGGTGCATTACAGGGTGTACCTTCTTCACCTAATTCAACTGGCGCAGGGGGTAAGTGACCATGAAACAAGATTATATAGACAAAGATGTTAGAGAAAAGCATAATACAGCTGTAAGAAATTTTAATGCCAGTGCACAAGGGGCACAATACCAAGGTAATGACGGTGGTCAAGGGGCAGTAGTACAGGCTCATGCAGACGCATTAAATGAAGCTGAAGCACAACGAGTAAAACAAATACAGAATCAGCGTACTCAGGATATAATCCTTGCCAAAATGCAGCCTCAGGCACGAGCACCTTTAGAACCTATGGTGAGTGCGTTGACACCACGTAAAATTGATGACAATGACTTCGCAAGAGGGCTTGCAAAATTAGCTGAACAGGGGCAAGATTATCTTGCAAAGTCCCCATTAGGTACCTTTTTTGATGGTGTGAGTAATGTATTTGGTAATGATAATCAAAGTTATTGGGAATCCAAAGCACCCCCTATGTCAATGCGTGGAGGAGCTGAACGTGCTGAGTATATGGCTAAAAAGCCTTGGTGGGATCAGTTCACTTACTCCAGAACTGATGAGCAACGTGCAGCGGAAGATAAAAGGGAAAGAGATAAAGAGTGGAATCCAGTCAGTGGGCAAAATCAAGAGTTCCAAAGAAAAGGCAATGGCCCCGATGGTGTTAATGGTAATATGGTCGGTGTAACAGCCCCTATATCTGGCGGTAATACTGTCGGTATTTTCGGTAGTGGATTTGGCGGGGGCTTTACACCTACTGGCCGCACAGGCCCTGCCAATTACTTCTCAGCCCTACCTGATGGTATATTTAATTCAGGTAGTAGCCCAGCATTAGTGGGTATACAAACTAGTTATGGTGACAGTTATAATGCTGCTGACCAATGGACATCTAACGGTAATGCTACACGAGCAGCCCAAGCAGCAGCAACAGGAGATACATAATGCAACAACAACCTAACCAAGCTAGTGAATTCTTAGGTATGGACCCCCTAGAAGCATTAAAGCTTCAACCAGTAGCATTACGTGGGGGTGGTGGTGGGCAATTTGATAACTCTGACCCATTAATGAAAATGGCACAACAAGTAGCTATGTCAGCAGCCTTTTATGGCGGTACAACCAGTGTACCCCATAATTACATGGCAGGGACAGATGAGGTACCCGGTCAACGTACAGGGCAAGACACAGTCCCTGCAATGCTATCCCCGGGTGAAGCAGTAATCCCTGCATCAGCTGCCCAAGACCCTGCCAATCAAGGTGCTATTGAGGGTATGGTAGAGGAAGGTCAGGCAGATCAAGGTATGGCTGCACAAATACTACAGTCGCTAGGCTTACCCGCAGACCCACAGTTAATAGCTATGATTGAAGACATGTTAGCACAGGGTATACCCCCTGAAGTTATTGTGCAACAGTTACAAGAGCGTATGGAACAGTCACAGGGTGGTCAAGAAGGTGGACCAGAGGCTCCTGTGTCAGCTCCTATGGGTATGCCAGCAGGGCCTCAAGGTGCCCCTATGGAGACCATGGAACAAGGTATGGGCATGCCACAGGGCTTGTATGGCGGTAGTGCAGATGTACAAGGCCCTCTATCGGGTAAGAAACAACGTGAACAACAGAAGTTTAATTCTGATGAATATCGTAAAGACGCTGCATTCCAAGCTGATCAACAACGTAAGAATGAAATGCATAGACGTAGTATGAGTGGAGAGTAGTTATGGCTGCAATGACCTATAGTGAATATAGCGCTCTTTCTGATGATGAACGTAAGACTATGTTTGACAATTCAAGTACAGAAGATCGTGGAAAAATATGGGATATGATTATTGCTAACGACACCAATAATAAAAGTATGTTAGATCGTGTTTCTGAGTGGGGGGATGATGTATGGAATGGGCTATGGGATAAAGATTCAGGTAATGAAACAGTAGCCAAGGCAAAGGCTACATTATTAAGTCCAGAAGAAACTCTAATGCAGCAACCTGTGCTTCCTCCAAACTCTATACCAGACGATGAGAATGCAGAAATAGAACTTACAAAATCACTTGATAAAATTCTCAAAAATGTAGATAAAACTGGCGCTTTAAATGGTTTAGAATACATTTACAATGAAAATTCTTTTGATACTAAAAATCCAGAGGAACCTTACCCTATTTTCCTAGGCCAAGCAAGCAGGTTATTGGTACAAGCCCATAGTGTACCAGGTTTTGCAAAAGAAAACCCTAGATTAATAAAAGCACTTGAAAATGTATTAGCTAACAAAAACAGTTCACCAGCAGAGAAGATGT